TTCTTGTGGAGGTTCTACAACAACTTCTTTTAATTTTTTTGTACCAACTTTGATTGTTTGTTGGGTTTTTTCTTCAGCAGATTTAGCAGCAAAATCAGATATTGCTTCACTATAATTTTCAATCTGTTGACCAAGAATAAAATTAACTAATCCTAAGTTAAATTGTATACTTCTTTTTTGACTGCTGATTTTGTGTAAAAGAGATGATTGCTGATTGATAGTATCAGCTATCGCTTCTAACTCAGAAGCATACTTGTTAATAATATTTTGTATATCAACATTTAAAAGAATAGGTGCAGTTTCTTCCGCATCTTCTTCTGGTGTAGAAGTATCATCTACTGGCAAAGGTTCTGGTATCTTTACTTCCTCTGCAGCAGGAGCAATATAAGGAAGAACATCAACAACCTCTGGAGATATTTCTTCTACATCTATCGGTTTATTGTTTACTAAATCTTCAACTACTGATTCTATTTCTTCCTTGGGTTTCTTTTTCTTCTCCGCTTCTTCTTTTCTCTTTTTTCTTTCTTCTTGTATCTCACGAACTCTGCTTTCTACAGCAGCTTCTTCTATCTTTTTATCTACTTCTTCTCTAAATGGATCTTCTAGATACGCTTCTACCAACCATTCCTGATATAAACGTTGATTCTCCATCCACTGAACGGGATTCCCGCCAGCCTGATCTAAAGAAGGATACCCGCGAGGATCCTTCTTCATATTTGCAATTAATCTATCAGCATCTGCTTCTGATATGTTTACATACGAAGAATAATGCTCTCCATCAGTGGGTCTTCCAGTAAGACGAGCCTTTAATGTTACCCACAACCTAGAGTTAGGATTAATCCTACTCCAAGGTATCTGAGGATCTAATACTCCTTCTGGTGGTTGTGGCAATCTGTCTGGGTTCATTTATTTTTTTGTTTTTGTTCTTCTATGTACTGATTTAACATAGTAATATAAACAACCCTTTCCCAAGGAAGCATGTTCTCTAGTTCACTCAATGAAAATTTGTGATGATACATCAAGTTAAAATTTGATTGATAATGATTCAATAATGAATCATGGAACATGCTTATCCGAAAAAATTTACAAGACCCTCAATAGTATATGTTGATTCAACTCCAGTATTAGGATTGGTAACTCTAAAACTATGAGATAGTTTAGGCATAGTTGAGAAGAACTGTTGAACTTTCTCAAACTGTTTAGAAGTCAAAGACTCTAAGTATTCTTCAACTCCTTTCTTACCAACATCTTTAACATCGTATACATTCTCCCCGTCAAAAATTTGATGAATAGAATCAATTACAATATCAAAAACTTCCTCGGCATTCAAAGACTTCAGCATAATTTGTGTTTGAATGAACTGTTTCATTCCAGGATACTTCATAATGATTCCATTATTATCCGTCAGCATAATAGTAGCACTGTGATTTGGTTGCTTCTGAACCTTAATATTATCAATATTAATCACATGATCTACTTGAGTTTCATTATCATCTTGACAGGTAATTTTTAATTTGATATCCTCACCGACTGACTTGCCTCTAATATTGAGGAACAAATATTCAATATCAAATGACGCTAATTCTTCTACCTTAATCCCTCTAGTCAACAAACATCCCTTTACAATGTCAATAACTGCATTAGTAATTTGTTTCTCATCTTCAGATTCCATTGCCATGAGGAGAATCTTTTCTTCCTTCACTAGAAATGGTCTATATTTAACAATTTTACCTGTAGAAGGTAACTCAAGTTCATAAGTTGGAACAGGAGGTTTTGGTAATGATGTAGGCATAATTTACCCCAAAATAATTATATGATCGTGATTTTATTTATCAGTTAGTTACAGTTCCTCCACCACCAGATCTATTCTTAGCGTTATTATATTTCGTAAAAGTATAAAATCTATAATAAAAATTCGCAGTGACTTTTATTAACTGAGATGATCCATAAGACAAGGGAATCGCATCAATTGCATACGGCCATGCTTTCATTAATTGATATTCAACTGAAGAAGATCCACCATCAGTATTAGCATTTCTTTCTGTCTTAGTAATCTTTAATGTTCCTTGATATTCATTCGGATATTTTAATCTATTAGTGTTAACTCCTGCCGTAAGAGTAGTTGGAGTAGTTCCACTAGTTAGAACTATTCTTTCATTAGACTGAAAAATAAAATTAAACCAATCTTGTAAAAATTTAAGTGGTGCCATGTCAGCATCACACATAAATGATAACTGAACCTCTGTGTATATCTTTCCTGTTGGATAATTTATAACTGGAGATCCTTGATATAATCCTGGCATCTGACCTACAGATGCTTGAACACCAGGGAGAGTAACTTCATCACACATGATTAAGATTCTTCCACCAACACCAGTATTATCTGGAGTCATAGTATATCCCAAACCAGACAAACACGCAGCATCTATTGACACAGCATAATTATTGCTCGTGGCCATGCCGCCACCTTGAGCTATTTTAGATTTAAATACGTTTATGCCTGACATTTGCCCCCATAAATATTTCGGGAAGATATATTTATATTTATGGCATACTCTGGATTTTTCAAACCAACCAATCCAAAAAAATACAGAGGCAATCCAACGAATATTATCTACCGTTCGTTATGGGAAAGAAAGTTCATGATATTCTGCGACAAGAATCAGAGTGTCATTGAGTGGGGAAGTGAAGAAGTTGTGATACCATATCGTTCTCCTTTAGATGGTAGGGTGCATCGTTACTATGTTGACTTCTATATTAAAGTTCGTACCAAAACAAATGAAATCAAAAAGTATCTCATTGAAATCAAACCAAAGAATCAAACAACTCCTCCACCTCCAGCAAAGAAACAGACTAAAGTATACAAAGACAAAGTGCTAACGTTTCTAAAGAACCAAGCGAAATGGGAAGCCGCAAGTGACTGGTGTGAGGATAGACAAATGGAATTCCTTATTCTCACCGAAGATCACTTGGGGATAAAATAAATGGCACAAGGATTTAAAAAAGAATCAAAGAAAACAAACAAAGGTTACAACACTTTGTTTGAAAGAGTAAAAGAAAAGGCAGGAGAAGAAGAACAGTCTTGGCAGTGGTATAGAAAGACTGTTCGCTCAATGGCTTTGGAGTATAAACAACACCCAGAAAAAACAATTAAAGATGAGAAAAGAGATAGAACCGACTCTCAAGAAGAAAAAGATGAAAATCAACTAAGAAGATATGCAAGAGTAGGTAGACTATTTCTTTTTGAATACAAAGCAAAGATGAAGTATCTACCATACTATGATACATTTCCTCTAGTGTATGTTATCAAAGCAAATGCAGATCATTTTTTTGGTGCGAATCTACACTATCTTGAACCAAGAAAAAGAATGATTGCGATAGAAAAATTAAAAGATGATCGTATAGATTTACCTCGTGCTTGTTTCCATAAATATATTCTAGACCATGTAGATGGATTTCTTTTAGATCTTGCCCTTGACGAATGGGATACTGCTATCGCTTTACCTGTAGAACATTTTGTTAGAGAAAGAGGTAGCACTTTAGTTCCATACAAATCATCTGATGTTTGGAAAGAGACTAATGAAAAATATAGTGATCGCATCAAAGCGAAAAGAATCATTAGAGGTTATGGCAAACCAGAAGATATAGAGGTAGTAAGAAACTAATGGCACTAATATATCCAGTATCAGCAGGCGAAGGATCTCCTTTTGATCTAATAAAATTTGATTTTTTTAAATATCAGGCACCATATGGATCTGGGAATCAAGGAGGAAACACTCCATTGAATCAATATAATGCTTCATTAAGCGGCGCATCTCAATTAGGATCTGCTGGATTGGAATCAATATATCTTCCCATGCCTAATGACGTTGGTTCAAAGTATGGTGGTAAATGGGCTGGTCAAGATATCACCACAATTATGAGTGGTGTTCTGGGTATTTTACAAAAAACAGATAAATCTAAAGCTGGTGCAGAAGGAATAAAGGTAGAAACATTAGAAGCCGCGGGTAATAAAGCTGGAGGATTTTTTGCAGAACAATTTTATAGATATGCTGCCAACAAAGTAAATGAAGTTCCTGGTCTAGGTTCAAATCTTACAGCAAATGATCTTTTATCATTAGGAACTGGATCTATCATAAATCCAAATACTGAATTATTATATGGGGGAAGTTCCTTAAGAACACATGGATATACTTTTAAATTAATACCACAGGAAGCAGGAGATTCTACTGCTATTAGAGATATTGTAGAAACTTTTAGAAAAGCTATATTACCAAAAAGAAATTCTGGAGATACAACTAGTTTCGCTGGTGTTGCAACTGCAAAAAATTTCATTGGGATACCTGATGTCTGCAATGTATCTTTCATGACATCCGTTGGCGGCAGTCTAGTAGAAAATACTTTCCTACCGAAATATAAAACTTCTGCTATAACTGCATTAGATGTTAGTTATGTAACGGATGGTCAATATCAAACATTTAGCGATGGTGCTCCTATAGGAATACAATTAACAGTAGCATTTACAGAACTCAAACTACTATTCAAAGAAGATTTAGATGTAGGATTCAGATAACCATGGCATTCTTCAATCGTTTACCAAGTATAGAATACGACCAGAAACCTTTGACCTTTCCTTTTTCGGAAAGAGAATATGTTCTGGTAAAAAATTTCTTTCGTAGATATAAAATTAGCGAAAGTTCTTTTAACTATACAATTTTGTTTACTGAGTATACATTAACTGATGTAGATAGATTAGATCTTCTATCAGAAAAAACATATGGCAATTCACAATATGATTGGATCATTGCAATTACAAATAATATAATCAATGTCTATTTTGATTTACCATCACCTGAATCTAGTCTATATGAAATGGTAAATATTGCTTATAATGATTCTCCTGGTGATGAATCAACCATGCCTGCAGATAGAATTCATCACTATGAAACTGTCGAACATAAAAACAGTCAAGGAAATATAGTTCTTAAAGGTGGTATCAAAGTATCACAATCTTTCTACTCAACCAATTACAAATATTTTGATAACGGCGAAGTGCAATTCATTCCTGGCAATCAAGCAGCAACACCAGTAACAAACTATGAATACGAAAAATTCCTGAATGATGAGAAGAGAAAGATTTACCTTCTCCGCCCAGAATACATTCAGGAATTTATTAGACAGTATGAAGATGGAATGAAATATTCTAGATCATCTTCATACATTAGATCAGATCTAAAGAGATCTGGTATTTAATCAGTCTTCCTCAGCAAGACGAGCGAAGTAACTGAGAGCATCATCGTCATCGTCAGCACCAACGGTAGCAGCGACCTTAGGAAGTGCAGGTTCACGACGAGCAGCAGGAGCAGGAGCAGAGAACTCTTCATCCTCTTCCTCATCCATCACGCGAGTCACCTGAGCAGCGCGAGCAACAGCAGGAGTCTGAGTGATACCCAGAACCAGATTCAGACGCTCTTCAAGTTCTTCGTATGACTTGAAGTTAGACGGCGCAACAAACTCTTGGAGAGAGTGTGCTTTACGCCAGATGTTTTCAAGCGCAGTATCATCCGATGCGAGCGCAGCGGGCGCGGCGAACTCAGACTTATCATAGTTCCAATAACCAGCAACATTAGTGATCTTCAGTTTGAAGTTGGCACCCTCCCACAGATCGAAAGGATTCACAGGAGACTCATCTTCAAACTCAGGTTGCATAGCGGCAGTGATCTTGTCAAAGATCTTCTTACCAAACTTATACAGGAAGACTTTACCTTCATTCTCAGGGTTTGCTTTGTCGCTCACCACATAAATGTTGGCATAGTAAGTCAGTTTACGCTTCTGCTTACGAGCAGTTTCTTTATCAGCATCACGACCACTGTTCCACAGGCGGCGATTCACCTCACCCACAGGATCTTTCTGACCCAGAGTGGTAAGAGAGTTCTCGATATACCAACCACCATCACCTTGGAAGGCATGTGAATACAGTTTCACAAAAGGAATCTCCTCTCCATCAGGTGCAGGGAGGAAACGAATAACAGCAAAACCATTACCAGCGGCGTCAACGCTAGGTTTCCAGAAGCGATCATCGCCAGTGGAAGTAGAGTTTGCTTTCTCAAGTTCCTTAGTCAGAGAAGCAAAGGAGTTTTGAGATTTACGCTTAAGATCAGCGAAAG